CTTGCCCACTCATCAGCACCATCGATGCCTTTAGCCCACAAGTCATAAAAGTGGTTGCGGCCTTTAGGCGTACCAATAAAAAGGGCTGAACCCTGCCTATCTGATAAAGATGGCCTGATAACCTCATACCATGCCTCTGGGCGCATATCTGCAAACTCATCGAGGACAACAAAGTCTAATGCTCGTCCTCTTAAGTTATTAGGTTTCTCTGCACCCTTTAAGCTAATCACAGAGCCGTTGATCAATCTTAAAGTCAACGAGCTTTCATTTGATTTGACAATGTACTCATCAGGGATGGTATGTATAAGCATATCCCAAGCGATCTCTTTAGCCGCGCCATAAGTCGGTGCTACATACCAACAATTCTTATTCTTTCCAGAGGTTGCCGCTTTAAGTAATTCGGTGACAGATAGATGTGTCTTGCCAAATCTACGCCCTGCCACGCAGTTGCGAAAACGAGAAGGATTACAAAATATCTCACTCTGTGGGGGCGTGAGTCGCATTGCCATCCACAATAATATTAATTGGAGGTATCTCTTGCGCCTCTGGCTGTTCTTCTTTCCATCCACCCTGAGTCTTTAGGTAGAAGATGTTAGCCGCTACGTTGCCCTCTGTGGCTAATTTGACTAGGTTAGAACCCATTGTGCTGATCTGCTTGACCCTGCCTTTTTTATAGGCATCAGATACTTCTGGTTGACGCGACTCAATCGCTCTTAAAGTAGTCTCTGAAATGCCAAAGTAATCAGCAATTTGACCTTTAGTTAATACAGCCGCAAGAGCCTTTAGTTCGATAACTTGGTCATCACTAAAAACGATAGGTGGTTGTCCTCCCCCCTCGCCTTGTCTGCCCTTTTTCATTTCTTATTAATTAAATCTTGAACGGTCTTGGATTCATAGATTCTTAGCCCAAGCCATATAATAGTGAATAGAGATGCCGTTGGTGGTAGCCAAGCGGCAAGAGATAAAACGCCAGTAGAGGCAGCAGCAACATCCATCATATCTTTTCCGTGATCATCCATTTGATTTGGCCTTTGGTTTTGTGGCCTTCTCATACACCCCGTTGTCAAATAAATCGGTCTCAGCCTTTCTTCTCCTGGTCAGCCCGGCAACCGCCTGTTTACCAACCTTGTCCCACCGTATAATCTGTTCTGATACCTTATCCAGTTCACCTGAATTGATCACTTGGAGCATCGTACTCGCCCTTAAGTTTCCGCAACCTAGATTGAAACACCAAGATACAATGGCATCCCACTGAGATTGATTAAGATCAACCGTGATTAGCCGCTTAACATGAGTCTCAACCATCTCTATGTCCGCAGATAAAAGAGCATCAGCCTGTTTCTTACTGATTTTGTCACCTTCCTCGACCCCACGAGTGTGACCACAGCCAATCGTCCAAACATCGCCAGAGCATTGATACGCCTCTAGCTTGCAACCTTCAAAATGCTTAATAAATTCTTTGCCTTTGTCCGATGTTTGCATATCAGCCTCACGAATAGTTTGGCTGACGCACGACTATAAGGGAGTTGGTCGCTTCAAACCGTCAGCACAGGTCGCTCAAAAGAGCCGCCTAAAAACGAAAAAACCGCCAATTAAGGCGGTAAAAGAGGGGGAGTCAGCCGAACAAGCTAGGGGTACGGCCACTGTAGATAATTGTTTCATACTTTGTCAGGACTGTCAATACATACAGTGTATATTTATACAGTAAAAGTGTGCCAGTAGTATTGTTGGTACGGTGTCAAGGACACAAAGTGCAACCTTTTGTCCGCTTTTAAAAATAATTACAAATAATACCTTCATCAGGTGACATAATGTCATATAATTACTACATCAAGACATTAACTAAAGGGAAATAAAGTGATGGAAGATAAAGAATTAATCGAAAAAGCGATGGAGAAAAGCGAATGAAAAAAATTATAGCTTACACGGCGTCGTTTATCCATTTTGTGTTGTCCACAGTACTTATACTGGTAGTAGGCTCACCCATATATGTTGGGGTTTGGATTCTTTATGACACCTTTCCTTGGAATACCGAGGCTTACGACTGGTTTCTTGCGTCAATTATGCTTTTAACATTCGTTATTTTCTTCAAGGTGGGAGGGCGGATTGCAACATTTCACCTAGATTGGATACATAAAAAGGAGAAGAGTGATGCAGATTTATAATCATGAATATAAAGTTACCGGATTTACACAAAAAGTAGTTAGGTGTTGTGGCAAGATCGTCCCTAACCCTAATAAGTTGTTAATGTGCGACCCTCCCAAAAAAGAATACCGATGCGATACTTGCGGGTCTGTTAAAACTTTAGGTTACGAAGAAGCTAACGGAGGGTATGACGTGGAGTTTGTCAGAGAGACTCTTGCTGAAAACGAACTGGAGAAAGGCGATTTTCAGCAAGAAAAAACAAGGAGGCAAGCGAATGACTAGATTAATAGATATGATGACGGAGGTAGAGTTAAGCAGTAAGGTGCTAGAGCTTTTCTCTGGTTCTCCTTGTTTGGAAAAAGGGTGGAAGCGTACCAGTGATTTGAAACAAGGTCTAGAAGCACTCTTCGCACCTGTACTGAAACAGCAATTAATGAAATTGCTTTACCATTAACATCAATTTTAATTTTATAAAAATGACTAATTCTGAATTTAAAAAAGCCCGACAACAGTTGGGCTTAACTCAATTACAGCTTGCAGAAAAGCTAGGTCTAACCAATAGGCAGATCATTAGGCTTGAGCAAGATCACCCCATCCAAAAGCAGACAGCACTAGCAATGAATCAACTTGTCACTCTCGCAAGCCTTGATGAATAGCTTGGCTAATATCTGAATCCATCACGGCATACTCCGATAGTAAAATAGTGAGTCGGGGTTGCCATACTTTTTCTGAGCGCCATCGGGAAACACCTAATATTTTCTCTAACTTTCGGATGCTTAGTTTCTTTTCGCCCTCACCACCACAAGCAGGGCATTGTATCAATTCACTGTCTGATTTAACTTGACCCACTCCGTGGCATTTGGGGCATTTATTAGCACCGATAGCCAACCTTAATGCAACGAGTCCAAGTAGATCGGGAACGCGCTTAGATTCGCTTGGAAGGCGTTTAAAGTGGTGTTTACGAGCCATTAAGACAGCTAGGGTGTTTAATTCTTGTCTTGAACTGTCATCAAGTGAAAACTTAGCCAAACCGAACAGATATGTGTGCCTATCTAGGGCAGTGAGGCAAGCCGCCACATCACTGGCTGAGATTTTAGAGCCAGATGATCCTCTGATGGATGCAAGCGGGGGACTGCCTGCGGATAACATTGCCATTAATTCACTCATGCTCATTTAACCAATTTGCAAAATCAACAAGATAAAAACCGATCCAGACAAATAATGTTGCAATTAAAACAACAAAAAGGCCGATCAATGTTGCAATTAAAAGAACAAAAAGGCCGATCAAGGCAATCGGGAGCGCCACCAAAAAGCGCAAGAGTCTAATCATCAGACATTGCAGGGTTGTGCGCCATGACTTCTTCTTCACTGGGCGGCAGTTTCAGCACTCTAACAGTCACCTCATCGCGCAACGACAACAAAGCGTTGTGCCTTACATCACCCTTGGCTGTTGCCATGATGTTCCAGTATTTCTTTTGTAAATCAAACCAATCGTTGTCAATGCACGAATTAAAATCAGCTTCAAAATCAATCATAGTATTCCTCAATCGCCATTTCTGCGTAGTGAATAACCTTTAACAAATCCTCTTTGCCGTTTTTGCTCTTAAACCTCGATGCGTATTTCACAATATTCCCGCCATACCAACACAATGCATTTCGGTGAATGTAATCAATGGGCTGAATTGCCATGCTCTTGTAGTGAGAGCCACCCTCTTGTCGTCCTTTTGCGTCTTTCATTTGATTGACACTGGCATAACCGTGGTGCGCTTGATCTCACCAAACTCAGCATGATATGTAATTGCGTGAGCCGCCCTTTTTGAAATAAATCCCCCTCGTGCCGCATAGGCATCCCGCGATGCAAGAGTAGGATGACGCTCAACAATCGCACCAGAACCCTCGCTAATATGCGCCTCCTGGTGATGGTAGTGACCTGTGTGAATGTAACAATAATTAGCAGCACCCCACATTGCACGATAACGAGGCTCTGAGCTAAATAGTGAAGGCAGTTGTTGGTTTTTCTTTTTATGGCCGTGGTGAAACCCCAACATGATTTTGCCGTGCAAGAAGGCATAGTAGGGAAACTCTGTGTCATCAACTTCAAGTCGAGGGTTGTTCCTGTAGATTTGTATCGCGCACTTTCGCAACCATGCACTACTAAACTCATCATGGTTGCCCTCGCAAACAATTAACCTGACTACATTAAACTTTTTTAACATCATCTCAATGCAAGACATCGTGATTTGTAACGCTAAGTCGATCATTTTTGATGACCTTGAGTCTGCGTCAAGCAAATGACCAGATGCAGGGGTGACAGGTTTTAATGAATCAAAGTGCAAAAAATCACCCTGCAAATTTAAAATACCAATTTCAGATGCGGGGGAGTCATTGACCATTTGAGTAACTGCGTCATAGGCCACCCTCTCGGCTATTTTTATATCCCAATCATCGCCACTTTCCGCAGCCCATGAGTACATTCCAAGATGAAAGTCTGTCAGGGTTATTAACGTGCATAAGTCATTATCGCTGATCGTAGGTTGTGGAAATAATGGGGCTTCTTTAAATTCAAACGCTTCAATGGCTTCTAAAATTACCTCAACATCAAGGCTTTTTTCTCGCTCCTGACGAACATACTGGCCTTGCAAATTGCCCTCACCGTCATAACGGCTAGTAACAAATTTAGCGTTAAATCCTTCCATCGTGCGATGGTTGACATCCCGGTGGGGAGCAACCCCATTGGCCGCTGCTTTTTTCTCAACGCCTTTAATTGCATTTCTGACGGTACTTCTTGATACTCCTAGCGCGTTTGCCGCTAGTTGTTTATTAGGATATTTAATGACAGCCTCGACAATTTCCAACTGACGATCCGTGCAAAACTCTTTAAGATGTTCCATAATTTAACCTCAGTTATAACTTATCGGCTCATAAGCCGGGTCAGCTTCCATCTTCCGAAACTCATCGCGATAATGCTTTGCAATGTCTTTTCTTAACTGCTTGTTGGTCGGCATCAACACGTTTTTCTTTTCTAGCAACATCTCCATGTGCGCTCTTCCTAAATAACCTTCAATCCAATTTCCATCTTTGTCGTAACAGCCCTCAAGCCATCGTGTAAACTCAGTCGGGTTTTCAGTAAAATAACGATGTTGATAACTTCGCAAACACACAAGGTTATCTAAACTCCATCTGACAGATTTAGCCCCCCTGCCGTAAATGTGACAACAGTGCATCTGACCATCAGTTCTGCCGCTAAACTCGCAAGTATGATTGGCCTTTTGCCTGACAACTTTGCTACACCAAGTGTCAGCAGCATCTAGCTTGATCGCCATTACTTCCACCTCGAATGCTTTTGGATGCCACCACAATCAGCACAAATCACTTCAACCAAACTGGGCTTGATCGTGTACGCACATCGGCAATGTTTTTTAAACTTTGTGTTGTAAACTTTGTAAGCCTTTTTACATAACCCAAGCAGTCGCAACTTGATCATCAGCAAAGGCCAATAAATTTTCGTTAGGTAAAATACTTTTAAACTAATCACAACTCTATCCCCTGCAATCTAGGATCAGTCAACTCATAACGACTGCCCATCACTGCCTGAAAGTGATTCATAAACTCGCTCATCTCTGGGTTGGTCATCAAAGAAGTCACAGGCAGATATTCC